GCGTTGGCCAGCGAGGTCGAAGCATCCAGGTAGTTGGTGCCGGTCGGGACCACGTAGGTACCGGTGTTGCTCAGGCCAGCGCCGGTCTCAACCGAGTTGAGCTCCTGCGCAGTGCTGGCGGCCGAAATGACCAGCGCACGCAGGTCGGCATCGGTGGTCTTCAACTGCGTGTCGAGCAGCTTGTCGGCGTTGGTCAGCGACGTGGCATCGTTGATGTAGTTGCTGTCGGTGAACTTGGTGTACGAGCCGTCAGCGCCCAGACCAGCACCGACCTGGGTTGCGTCCAGTTCGGCCTGGATCGCAGCACTGTCGCCGCCCAGGGAGATGGTCTTGACCGTGGTGCCGTCGTAGACGCGGAACTCGCCATCGGTGGTGTTGTACCACAGCTGGCCAGTCGACGGCGTTACGGGATCCGCGGCCAGGTTTTCGATGCGCAGGTTCTTGACGAAGCCAAGACCACGAAGTACGAGATTGCCAAGCAGGTCCATGTGAATCTCCAAAGAGAGCAATAAGAAAAGAGGGTATAGTAGCCAACTAGGTCACGTCAGTTGTCCAATCCGTTGGACCTCAGGACGATGCTAGCCAACCTACAAAGCACGTGCCTGTAGTGTAAGGAGATTGTAGACTCTTATGGGTTAGCTCAGTTCCGCGAACGTCAACGTCACATGTCCGGAGACGGGGATACTGAAACTGAACTCGATGGTGTTGGGGTCCACAATGCGGACACCGCCAGGGATGATTTGCTCACCCTCACCATCGAACAGCGTGTAGGAGAAATACTGGGTGTCCTTGTTATGCTGGACAGTCCACTTTTCCGAAGCCTCAGGCTGGTCATGCGTGAAGAACGGGTAGTACGTGGACTTTGTGCGGAACTCGGCCCACGTCACCATGTCAGGCTGTAGCTGCCACACCTTGCCGTCGTCGGCAGTGATGACAACCATTCGAGCCTTCTTGGAAGAGGCATGGATAGCAGCGCGCGCTTCGAGATTCGCAACGATGCGGAAGCCGCCTCGGACATAAATGTCTTCGAGGACGAACCACTGTGCGCCGTTGCGTGGAAGCAGGAACGAAGATACGTTGACCGCCATGGGATTGCTCCGGTGATTGACGCACCACCGTCAGCGGTGTGCGGGAAGTGAGGATCTTGGTGTTACGGCGTCTGCGACTGGCGAGTGCGAGTGCGACTACGGCCAGCAGGCTTCTGCCTTTCCAGACGAAGCTCCTCCTTCACGCCGGCGAGTTCGTTGATCGTCGCAGTCAGGTTGGATCGTGCCTGCTGCAACGCCGACTGGCTTGCCTCATTCGATGCGCGAGCTTCCCTCACAGCAGAGCGCAGCAGTGCAATCTCGGCACGGAGCGAGCAGTTCTCGTCCAAGGCCACGTTGCGCTGCGCTTTCAGTTCGGAGAGCTCCAGATCCTGACGCCGGCGAGCCAGTTCAAGGGCGGCACGGGCCGGATCTGCGGGAGTTTCGTGTTGTGACATGGCTACCTTACCTGTAGGTTATTTGGGTGTGGTGATCGCCTTGACGGCGCAGCCACGTTCCAGAAGTGCGGTGTAGAGACGGCCAGGACTCATTGAAGTATCGAGGCCGAGGCCGCCTTCGTTGAGCATGGTTGCAACCATTTCGGAACACACCTGACCGTCGAAGTCCTTTGTGCGAATCCCGAACATTTCCTTGATGCCAATACCGATCAGGTCGAAGTAGCCGTAGCTCTCCAGCCCGGTGCGCTCAAGCAACGGCGCACGGTACTTCACCCAGTGAACAGGCGATTCCACGATGTTCATTGGACGTCGATCACCGTAGTAGTCCATGGTGACAAGGCGCCGGCCGCCAGCAGTGGCCTCGACAATGAACAACGTGGGCACGCTTTCCTGATGGTCATACATCCAGCACGCGATACCAACATGCGAGAAGCTGGAGCGAGTGACGGCGGAGATAAGCCACGAGAACAGGCTCTTGGCTCCACCGATGAAGACAATATCCCCAGTACGAATAGACGACTGAGCCTCCCGGTACGGGACGGACTCTTTGATAGTCATGGACTTAGCACTCCGTCAGGAGGCAATACTTCGGGTGCTTACCCTCAACCAGTCCAGTGGAGATTGCGATAGCCTTTACCGTCAACCAAATGCGATTCCCGAGCGCGTCTCTGATACGGAAACGGCCAAGGCTGTCTTTGCCTGTGGCGAGCGCGTGGGTCATGGTCCGGCGAAGGCGAGTGAAGTCTCCACCTGACAGGATGGAAGTTGCCTTGGTGTTGATGATATCCGGGCGCTCGTAGCCGTATTTCAGGCAGAACGCACGGTTGACAAGCAGCACACGCCCCTCTGCGAAGGACACCAGCATGAGTGGTGTGTCAAGCGCGTCGATGGTCTTTATGAAGGACCGTACGAAATCGGTATCACCCGATTGCTGCACTGCCTGTTGGACGAGGCAGGTGATATAGCCGATCTTTCGGCCAGTGTCGTCAGTGACAGGATTGCGATGCGCAAGGAACTCACGTACTCCTTGCGGGGTCGTCAGGTACATTCGCAGCGGAGCAGCGTCGTCCGATTTGAAGTACCAGTCGTGGTATGCAGCGGGCAGCAGTTCTTCCACGCTCCGGCCATTCAACTGGCTGGGCGTGCGGCCCATGAGGGCGTAGAACTCCTTGCTACCTCTGATCGTTGTACCTTCCGCATCCGAGAAGAAAGCTGGGATGGGAAAGTTCCAGATGGTCAGGCTGTGCAGGTCATTGGCATCTTTCAGCCGCTGTTGCAAGCCGTCCTGGCATTCACCGTTCTGGCATCCCCTGAATTCCTTACTTGCAACCAAAACGCTGAACGAATGGTCAGTGCTGCTATCGACCATCCGAGCGAACGACAGGTTTACAACTCCACTACGGCCTTCATCGTCCAGGGTATGGATGCCCTGAATCGAATCCGAGTCGGCAGAGAACTTCCGTGCCAGGGAAGGGAACAACTGACCGAAAGTCTTGCCCACCGCCTCCGATGCCTGCAGTCCGAAAATCGAACTGGCCGCAGGATTGAAGACCGTGATCCTACTATCCTTGTCAAGAAGAACGAGACCGTTTTCCAGCAGGGTCGCCACAGTCCGAAGCATCTTCGTGTTGTGAAGCACGTCGGTCTTCATCGTGTCGGCAATGTTGGCTGCTGACTGGCGAATGTCGTGGAGAGTTTCCACAGCCATTCTACGGCTCTCGTCCAAGGTCCTACTCTGCGTTGTGGAGAGGGTCATGGTGTTTACCTATTCCGGCCCCTCCTCGAGGCCGGTGTTTTGTCTTCTACGATAGGAGTGAACGGGCGCAAACCGTTTAAAGCCTGCGCCCGTTGTCCCGCGTCACAACCGGAGGGTTCTCCAGCTGCTCAATCCTGGGCTTGTCGCCCAGCGAGCTTCGCAGGTGTTCTTCCGCCTGCAAAGTTTTCAGGGTGTGGATGTAGCGGTCACCATTTTCAATGATGTCCACATATCGACCTCCCCACCATACGCCAAAGCCGTACATGATTGCGCCAAGGAAGGTAACAGCCGCAACTGCGCCCTGAATCCAAGAGAGCTTGTTGCTCACTTTGCTGCCTACTTCATTGGCAGTGGTCTGGGCCTTTTCGATTTCCTCAGAGAGGTCGGCGCGCACGACGTTGATGCTCTTCTCGACCATCGGTCCCATGTCGTTGAGCCGCTGATGCAGGTCATCAACGACACGGGTGAGCCGATCCATGTCAAGGCCCTGCTGCTTGATCTGCATGTCGAACACGCGAAAGATCGCAACAGTCTCCTCGACGGTCTTGAGTACACGCTTGACCTCAGCGAAAGACTCAAAGAGCATTTCCTGTCTGGCATGCAAAACTTGGGCGTCAGGGACTCGGCTTTCCCCAGTCTGCCTAACATCCTCTTGCATAATAGCCTCTACTAGATATTTGTGTTGCTTCCTTGCGATACCTTTCGGGTCCTTGTCTTGTAGGCTTGGTGTTTGTTGTATGGGGAATGTCCCGAGGCGGAGGACAACCCCGAACGATTAGTTCGAGGTGTCCAGTGCTTCCGCGGTGAACGACGCGCCGCGACGGGTCACGGTTGCGTTCAGGTGGATGCGCTTCGCCGGGATCACCGGGTCGACGTAGATATCCAGAATCGTGTCGCCGTTGGCCTGGATCGAGGGCGGGTTGTTGCTCTCGTCGCACACCACGTCGTACCAGTAGACACCACGGCCGGCACGGATCGGCTTGAGGAAACGTTCGCACATTTCCGTCAGGCGAGACCACAGGATTTCATCGTTCGGTTCAAACGTCTTGTAGATGGCCGCAATCTGGATCGACTTCTCCACGAAGTTGAGCAGACGACGGACGTTGACGTTGGTGAGGGCCGATGCCATGACCTGCAGGGTGTCAGCACCCCACACGACATACGAACCCAGTTTCGGGAAGCTGCGGATCGGGTTGATCTGCGCGTCCACCAGGGCATCACGATCACCCTGATTGTAGACGTGACGCAGGCCACGAATGCGGAGCAGACCACGCTCCAGACCCGCGGGAGCGAACCACGTAGCGGCGACGTTGTCGGTCTTCGCCATCACGGCGGCAACGTAGCCCGACGGCGCCACGTACAGTTCACGGTCGTTGTACTCGTCGTAGATCAGCAGGTCGGGGCCGTACAGGGCCGCGTAGCTGCTGTCGATGTTCAGGTCGTTGCGACGGAAGTACACGGCGTCGCTGACGTCCTGCTGTGCACGAGGCACATCCAGCACCGCGATTGCGTCCATGCGATCTTCCGCGATGGTCGTCATCGTCTGCTGCACGTTGATGCTCTCGTAACCACCCTGGATCAGGATGTTCACGTCCACACGTTCCGGGTCGACGTACAGTTCCCAACCCTGCACGACCAGGCCGTCAGCCGGGCGCGAGCCGTTGGTTGCACCATCCAGGTACTCGGTCGCCACGTTCAGGATCTTGACCTTGATCGGGGCGGCTTCGTTCGGACGGTAGCGGATGATGTTCGACTGACGGTTGATGACCTCTTCGATCTGGAGCTGTTCACCGAAGCCATCGACGTAGAAGTCGCGGCAGACCAGGAACGATTCGTTCGGTGCCTGACGGCGCGAGCGGTAGTTCAGGAAGACGTCCACGTAGAACAGGTACGGATCATCCGGTGCGGCAACGCCCGACTTGGTCGAGGGACGAACGCGGATGAAGATTTCGTTGTTCCAGGTGCCGGGGTTCGCTGCGCAGAAGAAGCCCAGCACGCGGTCGATACCCGGCTGAGCCGGATCGAAGCCCAGGGTGTTGAAGGGATCGTACTTGCCGAGCGGCTGGTTGGTGCCGTCGTCGAAGTTGTTGAGCTTGAGGATGGGCGCCGGCGAACTCAGGTCGTCCACGCTCAGGTAGGCGCCAGCAGTCAGCGTGTCGGGTGCCACCACGCGGGTGACGTACAGACGACTCGACTCGGTCAGGAACTGCGCGGCATGGTAGTGCATCTGCGAAGTCTGCGGAGTCGGGCGCCCGAAGATTTCCACGAACTGCTTGACCGAAGTCACCAACGTGCGCTCCATCACCGGACCCTTCTGGGAGGGACCGACGATGGCGCCGATGGTCGTGGACGCGTTGGCAATACGTTCCGACAAGTCGCGTTCGGTCACATACACGCCAGCGGACGGGTTGGTGGTATTCATTCAGGGGTCTCCCAGTGGATGCTCTTTGTATAGCACGGAGTTCCCGAACAGCGCAAAGAGCGCCCGGGAACATGCTCAAAATTAGCATCCTGCTTTCGGCGCAAACCCGAACGGCAGCGTATTCCAGCGTGCGGAAACGAAAAAAGCGGTAGCACAGAGCCTGAATTAACAGGATGCGCTACCGCTTCTTTTTAGCAAACCACCAGCTGTGTTTCAGTCCAGCACTCAGCCCACGTGCGGCTTGAGGAGATCCTTGAACGGCACGTCCAGCAGGGCCTTGATTTCCGCACTACACTCGGGATGCTTCTTCATCGCCTTGCGCAGCCAGTCCTGGTTGGAGCCGGATGCACCAACGCTCGCACGGAATGCGGGCAGATCGAGCTTGGCAGCATCGGCAGCCAGCAGCGAGTTGAGGTGAGCGAGACGGGTTTTCGAGGTCACGACCTGTGCATTCATATGGATTCCTGTTGCCTTGACTGAGGTCGTCGCGCGCTGCAAGGCTCAGACACGCGACGTTGGTTGTGCTTTACAGAGTTGCCTCAGCGGCAGTCTCTGCGGGTTGATCTTCTTCGATGTTGAGCGGCACGGCCAAGCGACGGCACTGCTCCGCATCTTCCGGAGTGCTGCAAGGCGCAACGTCGGCCGAGTAGATCCGTCGATAGTCGTTGGTCTTGCGGAACTGATGCTCGCTACCGATCGCGTACAGCACGCCAACTACGGCGAGAATCACGAACACGATCTTGAACAGCAGTCCGGAATGGTCACCGTCGTTGTGCAGCGTGTTGCCAGTCAGACGGGTCTTGCGCTTAGCCATTGGCGTGGATCTCGGAGAAGGTCAGTTGGAAATTGAGGCCATCGAAGTCGAACGGCTTGACCTGACGAATGGTTGCATCGCAGCTTTCGACGACTTCTGCCATGCGTTGGTAAATCTCGCAAGCATTGTCATTCACCGTGCAGTAGCCGTTGTGTACGTCCCCGGTGGGAGTCGGCTTGTTGGTGAACTGCACGTCAACCAACGCGTGTTCCCACTTGGCGCCAAGCGGCATCAGGTTCTGGAAGAACTGACGCGGCGCGGTCGGATCAGGCAGCACCGGCTTATCGACAGGGCGAATCAGAATGCGGCAGTACGTGCGCGTGTCCATACCGATCTGGACCAAGCGCGGCACCAAGCCGGGCAGAGCCATGTCGGTGGGATCGGCCGACTGGTGAATCCGATCGAGCATACGCTGGGCCTGATTGGCAATGTCCTCGTCGTTGCTACCGATGCGTGCGTAGTGTGCATGGTCCGAGATACGGTACATCTGGCCGTACAGCTGCGACCAAATGGCATCAACCGATATGCCACCGTCCGCACCCCGACGATACTCCTTGTTCGGAGGCTCAGGCAGATCGCAGCCTTCACGCAGCGCCTGATTGCAGGTCAGCATGTAGTCGAGCAGGTCGATCTGGTAGCGGGTGTTGAAGATGTGGTTGGCCATTACGCCTCCTGAGCCGAGACGGTGATAGCCGGCGTCAGCTTGTGGTCGGGATGCGGGTACGATGCCAGATGGTGGCTGATCGTCGCCAGTTCGTCGAACACGCTATCGAACCTGCGAATCTCGTGGTCGTAGTACGAATCGTTGCCTGTGCGCTCGTCGTGATCGAGCTCCATGTTGGCGAGATTGGCCTTCTTGGCCTCGACCAGCATGTTGCGCCACGAAACACGATGACTCGCCACGTCGTCGGGAACCAGCCGGCGCATGGTGCCTTCATAGCTCTTGACCAGCTGCCATTCCGGGCCCGACGTATCTTCGCGCACACGGCGGATCATCAGTTCGCTGAGGTTGCCCATATCGCGGGAGCAGATCGGCCGGAACTTCAACCCGGCTGCCGCGCTGTACTGCACACTGCGGCTTTCGTGGTAGAAGAAGCACTGGTTGCCGACACGGACACCAACCTCGTTGGCCGAGTTGATGATCCACTGCACGTCGTCGCTGCGCAGCACGTAGTTCAGCGGCGTACGGACTTCCATGCCGGTGTTCAGCGTGCCCTGGTTCTCACGCATGATGTTGACGTACTTCTCCAGCCAGTCGTTGCCCGAGAACCCGCCGAGGTTGTCCGTTTCGTGGCCAGGTCCGATGGTCCAGAGCTCCAGACCCAGATGGGCATAGCCCTGACGATCTTCACCGTAGTAGGACTTCTCGGTCGTGAGGCCGGACGATCCCAGCACACGAATGCGCGAACTGCCGACCAGCGCATTCCACTTGGCGGCGCTCTCCAGCGTTTCGTGGGTCTGCGAGAGCTTCTCGGCACGGGCGTAGCTGGCGATCAGGTTGCGACCGACCTCTTCGATGGCCCAGCGCATGGTCTCTTCATCGAAGTTACCGCTCTGCACACCATCGGTCTTGACCGTGCGCTTGTAGAGGTCGATTACTTGCTCACCGATCGTCGGCAAAAGGCTGTTGTCCATGTACGTCAATCCTCGTATTGTAGTTTGGTCTGCTGCTGAGTAGTCCACGCACGTTCCAGTTCCCGATTCAGGTCGGACTCCGTCCAGCGCGCGGCATTGTGGATTCGTATCAGGGTGTTGCCATTCATGTGCTTGCTGCACGGCTTACAGCAGGTGTAACCTCGGATGTGGATAGCAGCCGCTTCCGAGTTGATGCCGCCTAGTGCCAGCAGTTCCCCGTTGTCAAACTGGGCCTGACCGATGCACAGGTAGTTCGCAAGATCACGGGCGTATGCGTCAGGACTAACCAATCGCATTGCCAGCACCTTGGCAAAGTTCATCAAGCGTTGTTGTTCTACTGTCACGCCGCCTCTCGACGGCAGGTAGGTGAAGTACAGCTGGTAGATCGTATCGACGCCGTGCGGGCACATGCCACGGATTTCAACGGGACCGTGTGAGCGGAAGCCCTTGTAGGATTCAGTGTCGTCTTCGCGAAGGCACGCTTGAGCCTCGCTACGGATGACATACAACTGGTCTTCGGCTTCACCGATACCAAGAGGATGCGCGTTGGCTGGTAGAGCCTTGAGCGCCGTCTTACGTCTAGCCATTACTGCATTTCCTTATGCCCTAAAACGTAGACTGCCCGGAAAGGCCCGGGCAGACACGCTATTCGGGTTTAGCCCTTGGTGAAACGTTCAGGGCAGGTGTCGGCGCTGTGGCCGAAACGCTCACAGCCGCCGGGGAAGCCTTCGTGGTCATGGCCGTCGCTGACGTCCGGACCTTCATCGTCGGCGTCTTCGATTTCCACGTCGTCTTCGGCATCGGTGTCAGCCTCGACGCTCTGCGGCGCGCCGAC